GGGCCCCGGGCCATGCCTTCGCCGCCGCGCGGACGGCGGCGGCCGTGGCGGAGCGCATGCTGCCGAGCGAATCGTAGGAGTCCGTGATGCCGGCCATGAGGAACACATACGTCACGCCGGCCAATGCGAGTTTCGAGGCCGCGTCGACCTGAGAGCCGATGTCCGGCTTCGTGGCGAATCCCACGCCCGTGGCGGCGTGGTTCTCCTCCACGAGTCCGAGCGCCTTGCTCGTGAGAGTGGAATACCGGTGTGTCGCGTCGGACGCGCCGCCGCCCGCGCACGGGCCGTCGCCCAGCCACAGCGCGGTCCCTTGGGACGCTTCCATCGAAGCGATGGTATCGTCATCAGCCATGTCAGCTCCTTTCCTGAGCGCCGACCGTCACCCAGTCGGAATCCGACGTGCCCGACACGTCGGTGATGGTGACGTGCAGCGTGGACGCTCCGATGAAGTCGTCGGAGACCGTCACGTCGATGTTGTCGCCCACGTGCGGCGCTCTCTCTTCGCCCACGCGGAATTCGAAGGTCTCCGCTGGGAAGGCGTGTCTGCGCAGGTCGGATACGGCGTGTGACTGCAGTGTTTTCATGCTCGATACGGTCGTGTGCTCTGTGTCGACGGATTGCATGAACATGCAGCCGCGTTTCTGTGGCAGTTCCGTGCTTCTGCGGCACATGAGCGTTTTGTCGTTGTCCTTGCCGCCGGTGAGCCAGACTTGCGAGGTGAGGTCGGCTCCGTCGTCGGTGAGGGAATCGAGGATGATCCGGCTGTCCGGGATGACGGCGTTCCATCGATCTGTCGCTGCCCGGTCGGCCAGCGTCTGGTCGGTCGCGGTGAAGTCGAATGTGATGGATCCATCGTCCCTGATGCGAGGGGCGAAGCGTATCTCGATGCCGTTCTCGAGGTTGGTCAGGTCGGTGAGCCGGTCGGCGACGGTGGCCAGATCCCACGCGTAGTAGGTACGGGTCAGACTGCCCTTGCGGACGAATCCGGGCAGGGTGATCGGCAGCATGCCCCACTGCAGGGCCTCGTCGACCAGCTGGCAGGCGATGTCCCTGCAGTACGGGCCGCGCAGGGTGAGCGCGAGGTCGCCGGCTGGCTTCCGCTCGTCCACGACGACGCTGTGGTCGCGCCAGGACGCCGCGAGCTGGCGGCCGATGACAAGGCGTTTCGTCAGGAGAGTGAGACCGCCGCCTACGGTCAAGGTGACTTTGTGGTCGGAAGCCGCCCATTTGACATACGTCAGCGGTCCGGCGTGAGCTGGCCCTTGTGCCGGCAGGTAGGCGACGATGACGCGCCAAGGCTGCAGCAGTCCCCGAGCCCCCATATCACGCAGCACGTCGGTCATCGCGAGCTCGACGCTCATGCCGCCCTCACGGTTGCGGGATTCCTGCCACGAGCACAAGGTGAACGGCAGGCGCGTCACATGTTTGCCGGTGGTGATGTCGTACACGTGCATTTCGGCGGCTTCCATGCTTCCTCACTTCCATGCCGGCCGCAGCAACACCACGGCCTTCGCGTCGATGTTTCCGGTGTCGACCGTCAGACGGTGCGTGCCTGGCGGTATCGGGAACGCGTGGTCGTCCGTGACGGTGCCGCGGCTGGGGACCATGTCGCGGAAGTCGAGGTCGAGGCCGTCCTTCTCGTCCCCCTGCCAGACGACCAGGCCATCCGCGCCGGCGTCGGAGAGCCGGATCTTGAGCGTCTTCACCGGCCCGTCGATCCTGACCCGCGGCCATGTCGGCGCGTTGCCGCCGTTCACGACCAGGCACGTGGACGAGGACGCCTGGAACGACTGTTCCGGCCCGTATTTGAGAGGGTCCGGGCAGGTGACGATCAGTGTCACGTCCGTGACGCCGAGATCGCTCGACCAGCTCATCTGGCTCGAGAGATAGCAGTCGGATTGCCGCCGCCCGAGCGCGTCCTCCACCTGGAGGGTAAGGCGTTGGCCGACCATCGCGTTGAGCCGGTCGTTGAGCAACGCCAGTTCGAGCGAGCTTGACCCGTCGTGCTGCACGACACGGCCGCGGATTGTGACCACGCGCGGTTTCAACGTCATTCTGGATGGCCAGTAGGCGCCGTCCGCCTGCGGACGATCGGTCGGCGATTCCCGTACCTCGGCCGCCGTATACCAGCCATCCGTCGAGTTTCTTGCCAGCGTGACCTCAAACGGATCATGCAACGTGGCGAAGAGGTTCTGCGGACTGCCATCCACGAATACGACGGGTTCCAGACCACTGTCCAGCGGAGGCGTCAAAGCAATCCTCACTGCCTCACCCCCAGCTCTCGTCGGATGATTTCCACCGTCTCACGTGCCACGACCTCCGGGCTCTTCGACCCTGCAACGTTGACCGTGACATTGGTCACCGATGGCTGCATGGCCCGACCCTGAGGGACGGTCTGCGCGGCGGGAACCTTCGCGAACACCTCACGTGGAATCTGACGACGGTTCATGGCCGCGTACAGGTCGGCACCGTAATAGCCGACCGATTTCACGTTGCTGACGAATTCGCCGCTTTTGACGCGCGCGTTCAGCAATGTGATGTTGTCTTCACCCGTGTAGGTGGCCTTGCCGGGCATCAGGCCCTCGATGACACGGCCGCCAGTGGCGTAGCCGCGCATCGAAACCCCGTAGCCGGTGAACAGGCCACCGGTCTTGCCGGTTGGTATGTTGCCCATCGCGCCCTTCGGGCGATAACCGCTGCTGGAATACGTGCCGCCTGAGGAATCCTCGTATTTGCCATGGATGGTGAACCATTTGTCCGCGATCTGCATGTTGTTCAGGCCTTGGAGCACTCCGATGGCCTGATCGTCGTTTGCATAGATATAGCCGGTTTTCGAGTCGATGGTCCAGCCGTTCGCTTCGGCCACCTTGGCCAGCATGTCGCTGTTGTCCCCCTGCAGCAACCCGGTTTTCGGGTCGATGGTGGCACCTGCGGCGATGGCCATCGCATAATCGAACTGGGTCTTGTCCAGATCGAGTTTGCCGGTTTTCGGGTCGATGGTGGCTCCGGTGGCGTCTGCGATCTTCTGCATCAGGTCGGTGTTGTCGCCGCTGATGCGCACGGTCTTGTCATCGATTTTCTCGGCCTTCAATTTCACGTCATCGAGCGCCTTGCTGGCATCATCGGTGATCTTGATTTTCAGGTCGATGCCCTTGGCGGCGGCATTGCTCAGCTTCTCGACGCCCTGACGTAACGTATCCGCCTGCCCACGTGTCAGGCCATAACGGTCGGCGAGCGCCCCTGCGGCCTGTTCGCTCATGCCTGCGGCGTGGGCGTTTTCGATGAAGGCTTTGCGGGCCTGTTCGAGTTTGTCTCCGGCTTGTTGGGTTGCTGCTGCAGCATCGCCGTTGGCCTGGCCTTCCTCAATGATTTTTTGAGCGGTGTCCTGTGCGGTGGATGCCAGGGATTGCAAGGCGGATTGTGAATCGTATGCCTGTTTTTCGTGGCCTTGGAGGGCGTTGCCGCTCTCGTCGAATACGCGGCCGTTTTCCTGGATGCTGCCGTTGAGGTTGAGGATTTCCTGATTGAGCTTGGTGATGGCCTGATCGGTGGTCAGGTAGGTTCCCGGTAGGCTGAGGAAGCCTTTCACCAGATCGTCAATGGCGTCGGAGAGGTCTTTGGTGCCTGTGGTGGCATTGTCGGTGCTGTCGGCGTAGTTGTTGGTGCCTTCGGCGGCCGTGTCTCCGCTGGCTCCCGCCTTGGCGACTTCCTCATTGGTTTTGCTGACCTGTTCCTTGGCTTTGCTGACCTGGTCGGAGAGCTTGTTGTAACTGTCTCGGATACTGTCTGTCTGCATGACGGACATGTTGTTTTCGGCGTTTTTCAACTGTTTGTCGAACAGTTTTTGCGCTTCCTTGGACCCGTTGACGGCCTTTGCGAACGTGCTGTATTCGATGCCGGCTTTGTCGAGTGCTTCTCCAAGAGAGCCTAAGCCGGTGGCGAACTTGTCTCCGAAGTCCCATGTTTTGTCCTCGCCGCTGGCGATTTTCTTGATGAGGGTTTCGACGGAGCTGCCGGACTGGTTGATTGCGTCGGAGAATTCGCTGATGTTGGCTTTCGCGTCCTGCGCGGATTTGGCGAAGCCCACCAGCAGCGCGCCTGCGACCGTCAAGGCGATGCCCCATGGGCCGCCCAGCGCGGCGAACAGGCCGCTGCCGATGCTTTTCATGCCGTTCATTGCGGTCTGGCCTCGCGTCAGGCCGTTGGCGAGCGTGCCGGCGTTGGTGGACGTGCCGAGCATGGATGTGCCGAGCTGGATGATGCCGTCCTTGAGTAGTGGTGCGGCGGTGATGGCCCGCTGGAACGGGTCCAGCATCAGGCCGAAGTTCCGTGCCGTCTGCGAGCTGCTGGCGTTCAACGGTGCCATGGCGGAGTGCAGGGCGGTGAAGCCGCCACCCAACGCGGTCAGCAGCACGATGGACTGCTGTACGGGCGCTGGCAGTTGGCTAAACGCGTCCACCAGCGTGTCGAGCGTCTGCACGAGGGAACGCAATGGGCCCTGACCGCCCTCGCCCAAAGAGATCATGAGGGATTCGAACGAGCCGCTTAGGTTCTCCAAGTCGCCTTTCAGGTTGTTGTTCTTGGCGGCGGCCTGCTCGGCGGCGAAACCGGATTCGCTTACCGCGTCGGTCCAGTCGGCTATGCCGCTTTCACCTTCCTTGTAGAGCACGTTCACGGCTCGTACCGCGTCGGCTCCGAAGATGGTGTTGAGCGCGGCGTTGCGCTGCTCCTGGCTCATGCCGGACAGGCCCTGCTGCAGCTGGCCGGCCACGCCGGCGAGTCCGATGAATTCGCCGTTGGCGTCGTACACGTTGATGCCGAGCTCGTCCATGAGGCTCTGTGCCTTGTCGGTGGGGCTGGTCAGTCGTTGGAGCATGGTTTTGAGGCTGGTGCCCGCGTCGCTGCCGATCATGCCGGCGTTGGCGAACGCGGCGAGCGTGCCGGTGGTCTCCTGCATGCTGATGCCCATGCTGTTGGACACCAAGCCAGCCTGGTTCAACGCGAGGCCGAGATCGTGGGCGGAGCCCACGGCCTTGCCTGCACCGGCTGCCAGCGCGTCGGCCACCTGGGTGGATTCCGCTCCGGTCAGGTTGAACTGCTTGAGCGTGGTGGCCATGAGCTCGGCGGCGTCGCCGACGGCCATGCCGTCGGACGCGGCAAGGTTCAGCGCGCCGCTCAAGCCGCCGGAGAGAATATCTGAGGTTGACAGGCCGGCTTTGCCGAGTTCGTTGATGGCGTCGGCGGATTCGGTGGCCGAGTAGATGGTGTCGGCGCCGGCGTCGATGGCGGCCTGGCGGAGCTGGTTCATCTCGTCGGCGCTGGCTCCGGTGTTGGCCTGCACGGTACTCATGCTGGCGTCGAAGTCGGCGGCCATCTTGACCGCTGCCGCACCCAGTGCGGTGGCGGCGACTCCGGCTGCGGCGATGCCGGTGGTGATGAGCTTCGATTTGCCTCCGGCGGCTTCCATGGTGGTCGCGGCCTTCTGGCTTTCGCCCGACACCTTGGCCATGCCGGCGGTGAAGTTGCTGGTGTCCGCGAGCAGGCGGACTGTGATGTTGCGGTTCAATCCGCCTGCCATAGCGGCCTCCTGAGATTCATCTTGGTTTGATTCCCACCGTCAATGCGGACTGCTTCAGCTCGTTCTCGTTCGCATGGTCCTTCTTCCACTCCTCCAATCGCACGGATTGGAGCAGGGAAATCTGGCAGACGCCGACCTCGGCCGTGAAGTGGAAGGGTGTCTGCTCGTCATGGCAGACGCTGATGGGCATGCCGCATTGGGGGCATAACGAGTGTTCGTAGTCGTCGAGGGCGAGCATCCACTCGCGTTCGGTCTCGTCCCATTCGGTTTCCGGCGTGTAGCCGGTGATGCGCCTATGCGAGTCGCGTTCCACCCGATACGCTGGTTCCCAGCCGAGCCACCTTTTGTAGCTGATGCCGAGCTGGCGGCAGATTCGCAGTTCCCTTACCGTCTGCGGATTATCCGCGAGGCTGATTCGAGTGCGTCTTTTGGGTCGATGAGCTTCGCGTTCAGGTCACGGATCGCGTACCAGACCGGGCTGATCTGGCCGTCGGACAGTTCGGTCATGACGTTCGCCAGATCCTCAACCGGGGTTTCCGGCACGGTCTTCCTGACCATGAGTTTGATCGCGTCGGCGCAGATGTCCTCGATGCGCTGCTTCGGGATCCCGTTCTCGGTGACGGTGTTCGCCTCGAGCACCTGACGCCACTGGGAGAGCGGCAGGGCCTCCAGCGTGATGCGGATGGTGTCGTCCTTCACCTCGTCTCGCAGTTTGTCGATCTGTTTGGCGATGCGTTTGGCGGCGGCGTTGCCGCCCTCGGTCACATGCTGCGCCATGGCGCGTTCCAAATCGGCTCCCAATGCGGCGACCTGTTCGGCCTTCTCCTGATCCAATATGAGGTCGACGTCCACGCGCTTGCGCTTCACTTCCAAAGCCATGATTATCCCTTTCTGAAAAGTCTGCAAACCTTTCTGAGCGTGAGAGAAGAATGTCCGTGCGGGGCCAGAAAGGTTTAGAGTCCCCGCACGGAAGAATTGTCAGCCGCCGGCGATGGCCTCTTTCACCGTGACCGTCTGGCCGCCCTTACGGGCTGCGGCGGTCACGGTCGGAGGCGTCAGCCTTTTGGGGTCGAGATCTCTGCGGTCTCGGACTCCCAGCCGGGGGCCTTCGCGAACAGCGGGATCTTCGAGCGGATCATGGTGTTCGCGTCCGGGTTGATGACCTGCTTCTCGCCGCAGGTGACGCTCACGACGGTGAGCTTCTGCCCTTCGGCGAGCGGCGCGTCGGTGGCCATGCCTCGACGGCGCACGATATAGCCGGAGGCACCCTCGTGCATGAGTGTGACGGCCTCGTTCTGTTCCTTGTGCTCGGTGTTCGTGTTGTCGATGACCTCGATGCTGATGTCGCCGGCGGACTTGCGGCCGGGGGCCCCGAAGTCCTGCACGGCGTTCTCGCGCTGGTCGGATACGGTGTCCTGTGATGGTTCGAAGCTCCAGCCGCCGAGCATGACGTAGTTCGAGATGTCGGTGCCGGCGTTGAGTTCGGTCAGCGTGGGGGCCTTGATGTTGGCGATGGTCGGCACCCAGATGGTGGTGATGTTGCCCTCGGCGCTGGTGCCGGGAATCTCTGTACCCAGTTTCATGGTCATAATGTGCTCCTTGAAGACTTTTGGTAAATGATTGGTTGACTATGGTCGGCTCCACGTGAAGCGGAACCTCAGGACGCGCACCTGGTAGCGGCGCGCGGTGTCGTCGGCGGTCAGACCGGCCGGGTATGCGCCGGAATCCTCGTACAGGGTGAGCTGGCCGACCGTGTAGCCCGGCGGCCGGGTGGGGGAGCGGTTCGCCAACGCGGGAATCAGCATGTCGTCACACCAGATGTTCACGCTGTCGGCGGTGGTGCTGACGGCGCGAACCTCCAGCAGGGCGGAGTGGGCGGTGAACCGCATCGTCTCCGCCGCCACATGACGGTCGGTGGAGACGCGCGCGATGATCCACGGCGGCATCTCCGACTCCAGCGGCTCCTCCTGCCGGTAGATTTTCACGCCGGATGGCATGGAGGGCAGCAGATCGAGAACCGCATTGGTCAAGTCCATGACGCTCATAATCCGATGGCTCCTATCAGCATGTCGTCGGCCGCGTCTCCCACGTATTCGGCGAGCGTGGGCAATTCCTGTTCGGCGAACTGGTAAAACCAGTGGGTTCCGCCGCCTTTCGCGGTGCCGAAGAACGCGATGTTGGCCAAGTCGGAAGCTCCGCCGTCGCGGGGGCTCACATCCGCATAAATGGTGGTGCCGGTGCTGCCCATTTCGTAGCCGATGCCGATACGGCTGATCGCGTAGTTCGATGATGTCTGCAGGTCGGAGACGATGCCTTCCTTGACGTTTTGCGCGCCCTTCTTCACCGCCTGCGCGACCTTGACCGAAGCCATGGCGTGCGCGGCGGCGACACGACGGCCGAACGCGGTCAGCTCCGAAGCGTCTATGGTGATGTCACTCATTGCTGTTACCCACCTCCTTCACATTCCACCGGCATGCGGTGGAGTGTGTCTTCTCGGACTGCATGTTCAACAACCTGAGCTTCCGCCCCTTGAGGTTCGGGTCATCGGCCTCGGTTATCTCGCACACGTCGCCCGGCAATAAACCCGTGGTGCCGTAGGGGAAATGCACGTACATGCTCCACACGGGGGTGACGGCACCCAACGCTTCGACGATGCCGCCCTCCGTGTTCTCGGCGGCCAGACCGCCCGAGGTCTGCACCTTGCAACGGCCCTCATACACGGTGTTCGCGGCCGGTTCCACCAGTCCCGTTTCGGGGTCGGTGACCGGTTTGCCCATATGGGTGACGCGGCACTGGTCGGTCATCAACGATTCGGCGAGCTGTCGGCCTCGGTTGAGGATGTGCTGCACGTTCATCGGAACACCCCTATGGCGATGCCTCGCATGCCGAACCTGTTGCGGAGGGCTCGTTTCGTGCCCTCGGGCAGTTCGAGTGCGTCGATGATCTCGGAGTCGCCCTGACGGTAGCCGATCTGCACGTCGTCGATTCGCGCGTATGATTCGTCGCGGTGAGCGCCGGGGCCGCCGTTCGACTGCTGGACGAGTCCGGCTGCGACCATGCTGCACACGAGGCGCACGATGTCCGGGGGGATCGGGTCATAGCCGGCGAGCATGGTGACGGTGATGGAGCGGGGGACCATGTTCGGCAGGCTCCACAGGCTTTCCCTGTACAGGGCGTTGCCGAGCAGCTTCCAATCCCCGGTCTCCTCGCCGTCCACGAGCACGCGGCTCACGGAAATCACGGGGCGCATGGGCAAATCGAGCCTGCGTGAGGTCTCGCCGGGGATGGTCACCGTGTAGTCGCCACGTGTGATGGGGCAGCCTGCGGCGTCGCGTACCGCTGCGGAAACCGATTCGAGCAGCTTGTCCGCGAGCTTTTCGTCCGCGTATTCGATGCCGTATGAATCAAGGTCCTTGATCGTTGCCAGCGTGTCCATGAGGCACCCCTATGCGGTTATTCGACTTCGCCCACGTAGGGCATGGCCTCGTAGCTGCCGGCCATCACTTGCCCACCTTGAAGTGTACGGTGGCCAGCGCTTCGGGGCGCACGACCTTCGCGCCGTACAGGTGCAGGCCCTTGACGATGTCGTCGAAGCCCTTCTCCTTGCGGGTGGCCTCGACCTTGGCGATCTGCTCCGCGAACGTGGTGGCCGCGTTGGTGCCGGCGATGATGACGTTGCCCTCATCGGTCTGAGCCGAGGCAGAGCCGCCCTTGGCTGCGGGAGCGTTGTTGGACTTGAGGATGGTCATGCCCGCGGCCTCGCCGACCACGCCGTTGAGCAGCGTGGAATGAGCGGACTCGGCGCCAGCGACGAAACGGCTGTCCTTGCGCAGCAGGCCATAGAAGTCCGGGTTGACGATGACCCAACGGCCCGCGTCTGGCACGTTCTGCTTATCCAATGCGGTGGCCAGATCCACGATGGTGTCGTACGCCTTGGTGGCGGTGGCTCCGGAAATCGGGTCGAGCTTGCTCTTCGCGCCTGCTGCCATCAGGCCGGCCAGGTACTGGTCGGTCAGGTCGCGCAGCTTGTAGGCTGCGTCCCGGGAATATGCGGCGGTCAGGTTGTTCATGGCCTGGCGCTTCTCCACGTCGTCGATTTCGAACGCGAAGTACTTGCTCTGGTTGATGACGAGTTCGCCGGCGTCCTTGTCGGTGGCCGGTTCGATGGTGATGTCGGTGTGGGCCGTGTAGTCGCCGATGCTGATGTGCGTGATGCCGGTGATGTGCACGGTGTCGCCGTAGTTGGCGATGTCGCCCTCGTAGTCGCGGTTCACGGCGGAACCGTAGACGAGGTTCTTCTGGAGTTCCAGCAGGATGTTGGCGCTCCAGAGTTCGGGAATGAAATTGGTGATGGCCATTTAAGGCCTCCTTCCGTTAGTTGGCTCCGAGCAGGTCCTTCAGTCGCCCGTCCTGTTGGGCTTTGACGATTTCTGCGGGGCTCATGGTTTTCAGGTCGTCTCGGGTGAGCTGACCCTGATGGCGGTCGCCGTCCCGTGTTCCGCTGGGCGGCGTGATGTTCGCACCCGAGGGTGCTTGCTCGGCTTTCCCGAGATAAGGTTTCTGTTCCAGCAGTTCGCCGATGGAGTCGGCGATGGCCTGCGTGTCCACGCCGCCGTCATCCGTGACGGTGAATTTGGACAGGTCGAGGTAGCGCAGGGCGTCGGCCGGGTCGGTGAGCTTGCCGCTGGCTGCGGCGCGGACTTCGGCCTTGAGGATGCGCTGGTTGGCGGCGGCAAGGGCCTCGTCCTTGACGGCCTGTTCCTTCCGGGCGGCCTCGTATTCGGCTTCCTTGCCCTGCAGGGCGGCGATCTGTTTTTCGAGTTCGTCGACCTTGTCGGCCTTGGCGTAGGCTTCGTTCAGTTTCTTTTCGAGGTCGCGGTTGACTTTCCGCTGTCCTTCGAACTTCGACTGCCAATCCTCGCCGCCGGTGTTCTCCGGCTTCTTGGACTCGTTGTCGCCTGTCTGCTGGTTCTGGTTTGCGGGATCCATGTTCTTCCTTTCGATTCGCTGGATCATTGCTGGAAAATCTGGCCGCCGGAGGTGACCCATCGGCGGTATTCGCGTTCGCACTGGGCCACGATCTCGGGGGTGAGGGGCATGCGGCCATCGTTGGGGTTGCGGCCCTCCAATACGGCCTCGTAGCGGAGCTTCGCGGTCTGCACGCGCTTCTCGGCGGCGGTCAACAGTTCGACGCGCCCCTGCCGGTACGTGTTGTCGTGCAGCCACATGCTTTTGCGGATCTCGGGCACCTTGCCGCGCCAGTCGTTGTCCACGTAGTAGCCGTTGGCCTTCAACGCGGCGATGGTCTTCTCCCGGTCGCCTCCGGTCAGCGAGTAGATGCCGTCGATGGACAGGCGGCGTTTCATTTTCCGGCCGGACTGCTGAGCGTATTGCATGTTGGCCCACCCGTATCGGGTGGTGCCCTCGCTGGTGGTCAGCGCCGTATAACCTTTTCCCACCCTTTGCATGCCGCGTTTCGAGTTGACGACCTGGTAGATGTCGGCGCCGTCGCGGATGGCCTGCGCGTAGTTCGCGCCGAAACGCTTGTCCTGCTCCTCACGGGAGAGGCTTTTGAAACCCTCCATGGGGTCGCTGATCCACCCCTGTTGTTTGGCCATGCCATGACTGCAGGGCACGTGGCGGCCGTGGCAGTGGGGGTGGCGCAGGAACCCCTCGTTGAAGCGGAACCATTTGCCGGCCAGCAGCATGCATCGGTCGCAGCAGGTGGCGGACTCGACGCGGATGTAGCCGACCTTGGGGCGGCTGGTGATGTCCAGTGATTCCGCCTGGCGGGCGGTGTCCATGACCGCCAGAGAGGTGAGCATGACCAGCAGGTTGCGCCCATATTCCAATGCCTCCAACGGCGAGCTGCCGGTGCGTATCGCGTGCAGGGCGGCGAACACGGGGGATTGGAAGTAGGATGCGATGTCGAGGCCGGACGGAGCCCAGCCCGCGAATGCGTTCGGGTTGGCCAAAGCATGGGGAGTGACGTACACGCCCTGTTCGGCGAGCATCATGCCGCTCGCGTCGATGGCCGTCTCCGCCGACTTGGTTTGGATGGTGGAGAACAGGGTGAGGAAGTCGCGGCTTATCGACTTCCACGACGCCTGGATGTTATTGGCGTCGACCCTGTTCCATGTTCTGCGCGCGGCCCTGTCCGCCGCCAGCTCCAACGTCGCCAGCCGTTTCTGACTGTAGGCCAGCACCTGCGATTCGACCGCCATCAGCGCCTCCGATCTGCAGGGCACGGTTCAACGATTCGAGTTCGGGGTCGGCCATCTCGTCGGCGCGCATGCGCATGATGCGCTGCACCTCGTCCGAGCTTTGCCCCATCTGCTCCGCGACCCATTGGATCGGGAAGCCGAGCTGCTTGTACTTGAGCATCGCGTCCGCCATCAGCGTCTCGCTGCGATACTGCGGGGTCGCGAACTGCACCTTTGAGTCGGCGATGATGTCCGCCTCATTCGCGTCGTTCTCGTAGCGCATGGCGATGCTGCAGATGTCGCGGATGGGGGATTTCAGGAAGCTGATGCGTTCGATGGTCTTGGATACGAGGCCGGCTTCGGCGACCTCGTAGCCTGTGGCGGGAACCTCCGCGTTTGTCAGCAGGTAATGGCCGGGGGTGCGTGTTTCGGCGGCGATATGCTCCACCGCTTTTTCGATGACCGGGATGAACACGTTCAGGTTCGAGCTTGACCATTCGCCCAGGTTCACGTTGTCGCCGGTGAACTGGTAGATGCGCTCCAGCACCTGCTTGTCGAGTTCGATGGGCTTTTCGCCGACCTGCTGTCCCTCCTCGTTGTAGACGGGCTCGACGAGCGGGTCTCCGCCGAGGATCACACGAGCGGGCAGCGACGCATAATCGAGAGCGTTGAGCAGGTATGCCCATACGACGTTGACCGTGTCCTGCATCGATTCGACGTGCGCGATGTCGCTGATCGGCGCATTGTCCAATAGCATCTGGTTGCGGAACTCGCGCAGGGGAATCGTGTCCAGACCGGTGGGCTGAGGGTCATTCATCTTCCAGCCGTACACATCGGGCGGCACGCGCTGGTCGGTCAGACCGAGCATCTTCTTGCGTTCCATGCTGACCGTCCAGCCGGGCACCATGAGAGTGCCGTACTCCTTGTCGTCGCCCTGCTGGATGAGGAACCCGGCTGACGGCTGGCCGGTGCGCGCATCGTAGATGACTGCGGCGCTGTCCGGGTGCTCGAACGTGATGCGGGCCCTGCCATCGACCTGCGTGACCAAGGCGAACGCGCGACCCGTGGTGGTCATCATCAGTGCGGCTTCCTGCAACCCACGTTCGAAGTCGTTGCGGTCAAGGCATTTCATGATGCCGGTGCCGAGCTTCACGTCATCATATGGGACGAAGCCCTTGAACTTGATGCGTTCCACCGGGGCCTGCGCCACGGGTAGGCACCAGTTGTCCGAGAAATCGGAGAACCGGTCGCTCATGTAGCGTTCGAATTCCTTGGACGCGAACTTCAGTTTGCCGCGTTTGCCGAGCACGTAATCGGTATGCGTGCCGATGCTGGGCCGGCGGAACTGGATTTTGTCGGCCAGACGGTTCGCCAATGCGGACAGATCCTGCTGGCTGTATTCCATCGTCACCTCCTGGTCGATGATCCGGTAAGCATGTAATTGTGTTTGCGAGCGCCCCAGCCGGCGGCCCGTGCGTCGCATGCGGCTTCGTGGGCGAGCACGCTGGTCACGGCGGCGTCTATTTTCCTGTTCTGCTGGGGTTTCGCCAGTCCGTAGCGTTCCAGGGTCTTGGCGACCTTTCGCGCGTTCATCATGTGGGTGCGGGTGATGGGGCAGCCGTCCTGCGTGATGCGGTGCGTGGTCAGGTCGGCCTCGAATCGGCGCAATGCCTCGTAGACGGCTCCGATGCGGGAGCTGCCCGACATGCTCCACGGTAGGAATTTCTTCGGCCCGTAGGCCCTGTCCCATGCCTCTATTTCCGACTCCCACGACAGTTCGTCGCGGAAGCCGGGATCGCAGTAGGCGCGTTCTATCTTGTAGCGTTCGTTGAGTTCCGCCCATGCTGCGGACACTTCGGCGCGGGGGATGCGGCCGCCCCATTGTTTCGGGTTCCAGATGGTCGCACGCTGGTCGGGCCCGTATCGGGGTGTGAATATCAGCCCGTCGAGGGTCTCCATCTTGATGCATGTCCAGTCGTCGTTCTCCGAACCGTCGAAGCCCGCGCATACGCGTGTGCCTTTTGGCGGGTTCGGCAGCCAGAGTTCATGCGCCGGCATAGCAGCTCTCCCATAGTCCGTCTTCGAGCCATGCGCCGCCGCCTTGCACCAGACGGTTCCCGAAGAACCGTTCCGCCTGGGTCGGGTCGGTCTTCATCAGCGCCTTGGCCTCCGATTCGATGGAGTTCAGGTCGACCCATGGTGAGCCGCGGTACACGTATTCGAGCATCTTCAACCGTTCGGATTTCAGGTTGAAGTCCAATGGGCGGCCGTCGCGGTGTCGCAATGATTTCGCCAGATCGGGGTTCCGGTAGAACACGAACACGTCGTCCTCGGCGTTCTCGAACACCTGCTGCGCGTAACTGTCCTCGCCCGGATCCCACGCGTTCGTCCACGCATGCGTGCGGCCGCCCATGCCGGCGGCTCCTCGACGCTGCGTGGTGGCGACCGCTATCATGCCGTTCGACTTCGTGTACAGGCCGGCCTCGTCCTGTTCGGCGTCCGTGATCGGGTTGCCCAGACGGGACTTCGCGGAGGCGGTGACCACGTCGATGCGGTCCAGGTCCAAGGCGTCGGCCTCGCCCTCGTGCCCCGGCTGCAGTATGCGGATGAAGGTGTCCCTCACGCGCATAAGCTCCTTGAGCGGGCCAAGCAGGATCGTCGCCACGAGAGGCCGGTAGATGTTGCGCACCTGCTCCTCGGAGTTCGCCGTCAACTGGATGAGCGGCGACGGATGCCGACGGCCTTTCGGCTCGCCCGGATTGTATGGCCACTCCCAGCCGCACGGGCAGCCGTTGTCGGCGCACCGGTACACGTCGCCTTCCTGTGCCCAGCCATCGAAGATGGTGGGCCCGCAGCCCTCGGCGGCGGTGAAGAACGCCGTGCATGGCCCCTTGCCCCATTTCTGCGGTCCGACGGTCAACGTCATTCGATAGGTGAACGCCTGATTGAGCACCATCGGATTGTCGACGGTGACTTCCTCGGGCGGCACATATGGGGCGTCCACGCGGATGCGCCAACGGTTCGCCGCCAGCCAGTACTGCCAGTCGGACAGCACCACCGGACGGCCTCGCAACGGGCCGTCGGGCTGCCGGCAGTGACGTTCGATCCACGCGCACACCAGATGCCCCAACGTGGGGAAGTCGATGAGCCATGAATCCTCGTCAGCCATTGCCGCTCATCCGACGCTGGTACACATGCCTCGTCTCGTCCATGGGAGAGCGTTCGGCGGCCGATTCCCGGTTCAGCTCCTTGGCCCTGCGGCGCGTGAACTCCGAATCGACTGGCTTCCGCTCGGCCTCGGCCTCGATCTTCCAGCCCAACGCCTGCAATCCGGCCACGCTCATGCCGACGCGGTCGGAGATGCGCAGCAGCACGGTCAACGCCGTGGGTGCCGGCGCGATCTCGCATGCGGTGGAAAGCCGCGCGTACAACGCCAGTTCCCGGATCATCCACTTGAACTGGGGCAGATGCCAGGCGCGTGCCTGAGGCAGCTTCCACAGCCACTTCCACTTCTCCGCCTCAAGCCTGCGGACGCGCTCGTCATCGGCGGGCTCCAAGGGCCATTCCGGCGGCTTCATCCGGCACTCGGTGTTCGGCAGGCTCTGCAATGTGTATCCGAGTCTGCGGCTCTTCTCGCTGTTCGGGTCCTTGGCCGGCCCGGAGCGTACTCGTTTGCCTCCACTTGGCATGATGTTCACCTCTCGTCATGGCCTTGCTCCCTAGCGACAGATCGACGAGACCGCCCTCGCGGCGGCCCGCCAGCGATGTTTGAACCCTGCGCACCCGACAGACAGCTCACCGGCGGTCCAGGCAGGGGTGGTCGATACCCCACCCCCCCTGGGTGTTGCCGGTCGTTTTTTTACTGTTTGATATTGAAGCCTGCTGGTCTTGTTCTGCCGGTTTTCACGTCGTGGCATTGTTTGCACAATCCTCGTCCGAACTTCGGGTCGTTCGGATTGAGTCGCATGTCTATGAGTTCGATTCGCTCGTATGGATAATGATCCGCGATTGTGCTTGGTTTTCCGCAGAGCCCCTTGTGTTTGCCGCAGCCTCCGTGCTCGGGGTCGCCGGGGCATGTGCAGTATGGGTCTCGTGCGAGCACCTGCCTGTGAAACGATTGATGTCCCTTGGTGTTGTATGGGTTGCGTCCACGGGTACGGGTGCGGTCCCGTTGGGCTCGGGTGCAGGCGTCGCATTTGCGTGCCGGTGTCTCGATGAGGTTCGGACATCCGGGTGTCGAGCAGACTCGCCAGCTCATGTGTGCCTCGCAGTCATTGTGTCCGTTGGCGTGTCTTGGTGTCCTCGGCTTGCATATCTATAGTTATTGTATTACTATAGATATGTCAGCCAAGGAAAGGAGGTGAACATGGAACAGATCGCGGAGCTGCTCAAGGCCATCGGGGAGTTCCTCTCCGGATTGGGTGCGGCACTCGCACCCATCGCCGCCGTGGCCGTCGCATTGATTGCGAAGAGCAAGCCGCGAAAGCCGCTGAACAGACGGCGCAAGCGGTAACAAGAGCCGTGGATTCCGGATAATCGTACTATCCAGAGCCACGGCTCCACTCCCAACTATTCCATGGAACATCATGAACGGCAAGATAGGAATCATCGCACTCATGTTCGGAGTCGTCAGCCTCGCGCTGGCCATCGCATCCCAGAGCGTACCGGCAGGTGTGTTCGGAATGTGCTCGGGCGTGCTGGGTTATCTGGCAGGAAGGGCAAGCAATGGCGACTGAATATCTCGGCGTCAAGCAGGTCGCCGAACGTCTCGGCATCACCAGCGGCGGCCTGCTCAACCTCAAACTCCCGGAGCCCGACGCAATGATTGGCCGCACGCGCGGCTGGCTTCCCGAAACCATCGATGAATGGAACGCCAACCGGCCCGGCCGCGGCGTCGGGGGAGGCAGGCCACGCAAACACCATGAGGACGAAAGCGAGGAGTAACATGCTTGTCCGCGGAGGTATCGATATGTACGGGATAAAAATACCCGGGCGTCTTGCCGAGAGGATCGACATGCGATCCACGATCGAACTTCTGCCGCATGAATGCGACGCCATCAACGTCGCACTTGATGCAATGGCAAAGGAGTTCGACAGACGGCCGCCTCTGATACGGAATTCGGCTCTTTTGGTGTTTATCCCGGGTTCAGGGCTTTCTCTGACGTATGACGAGAACGCCTTGGGCGTCACGAAGTCGGTTCTTGTTTTCCGTGTGGGGTTGTGGCGACAACTATATCCCGGTTCTGACAGCGCGCCGATTCTTTCGGTGATCGAGGAAATGTGCCATTGTTTTTATGGCATTGCCGACGAAACCGAAGTGAAGCATATGGTATCCGATATAGTGCGGCGATATATCAATCCGGACAAGACCTTTGAGACCCTGTTTCCGAATTGGCCGGCCGGGTGATCGAATCCCGACATACCGAGACTAGGCGGCACCCACCATCCACATGTCCCGTGCGGCGGCCGGCGCGTCCTAAGCGTATCCCGGGGCTGAGTTCCTCGGCCATGTCGATGAGCATGTTCGCGAACCGGTCGCGAATCCATTGCTCGTCTATATCGACGTTAATGGGATGTGTCATGCGATGCTCCTTGCCAAACTGTGTTGGTGGCTTGGGTGAGATTCGAATTCGCGAGAGAGTGTCGGTGTTTACTCCCGGTCACGCTATCCCAGCGCGACCGGTTAGGCCTCTACCGTACGCAAGCCGTGGCATGCGCGGTTGGCTTCGATCCAACGACCTGCGGTTTTGGAGACCGCTGCTCTACCTGCTGAGCTACGCGCATAGGTGGGTATGAGTAAAGCCCCTGAGATGTATGTCCCAGAGGCTTTCGCACTTATCCTGATACGGAGTATACCACGGGGTGGCAACAGCCTACTGCCGGCTGGAATATGCCATTGCCATGCTGACTATCTCCCTGATGCTGAATTCGTAGTATCCGCCTTCTATTGGCTTGCTGCTGGGGAGTTTGCCCCGGCGTATCCACATGATGATTACTTTGCGGCTGACCTCGTATCCGTAGTTGTCCTTGAGCCACTGGCTCATGCCCGCAGGGGTCTTGGTCAGGTGGATTGCCTCGGCCTTGTCTCGGCTCTGCTCGCGCAGCTCGACCACGTTGATTGGGTTGCCGCATTTGCATAGCAGCAGTGATTCGCCTTTCGCGGCCATGACCTCGCGTCCGCATTCGGGGCAGACGCCGATTATCCGGCGCGTGCGTGGCCTGCGGTCCACGAGCGGTTCGATGCGCTCGCAGGTGTGGATGAGCCATGTCAGCCAATGTCCCGAACGGCTGGCGCGGCATAGGTCGGGCAGTCGTCGTGGCGAGTCCCTGAGCAGGGTCTGCCATCTCGGACGGCTTTCCACGCCGGTTTCGTTCCACATGTCCTGCAAGCCGTCCTCGATCTGGTCGAGCATGTCCTGCGCGTGGAGGTTGATGGGCGCGGGCGCCGCGCCTCCTTGCGGTTTGCCGCCCGCTCCGGGTTCTCCGAGCTTGTAGGCATGACGGGACACCTGTTGCAGGAGCATCATGTCGCGGCGGAGCCGGTGGAGCGTTTTCGCGTAGACGCGGCGGCAGTCCCGGCAGAGCGTCCATGGTGCCTCGACCTGTCGGCTGCCGCAGTATTGGCATGGTTCGGTGGTGATGAACATTATGTTGAAACCCTCCACGTTCCGGCTATGATGGTGCTTTGGTGAGCGTGCCCTCCGCCTGTTGGTGGAGGGTTTCGTTTTGTCTTTCGTTGGATTCAGTGTTTTTACGCTGAATTCAGTCATGTATTCGCGTGTGTTTATCGGTATTTTTCAGACCAGTGGTTCGATGAATTCCGGTGTCCACGCGTCCGCGCGTGATTTCGGCGGTTCGGGATGCTCGATCACGTACAGCACCTCGCTCAACGGCAAACCGAGGAGTTTCGCCGTGTACTCGGGTGTCGCGGCCTTGCCTTTATGCCATCTGAGTATCATCTCACGCTGGTTGTTCGTCGCGCTCATGATTCCTCCTTGAGCGTGGCGACATATGCGATGGCCTTGCGTTCACGCTTCGCATACTTCTCGCATTTGCGCTTGAGACGTTTGAGGCTCATGGCGTATATGTAGGCTCTGAAGTCGCCGTCCTCGGTGATTCTGGCCTCGTACCGGCTCAGGGCTGAGGCCATGAATTGCGCGGTCAGATGGTTGGTAAGCTGTACTCCGTTCATTCCTTCACCTCGGTTTCCTCGCCGTAATGGTCATAGAGTTGGTCGATAATGACCTCGATTGGGTACAGGATTTTCGCGGGTGCATGGTCGTAGTCGTAGATGGCGGCGGCAATCACGTTGCCGAACTCCTCGCGGGTGAATATCTTCGCCTTACTGCTCATCGTCCGTGCTCCTTTCGGTCTTGGAGTCCCAGAGTCGTTCTCAACTGTTGCAGGCAGCTGATGGCGTACAGGGTCTCGCGGTCCACCTTGCCGGTGGGCACCACGCTCGAAAGCGCCTCGTCCAGTTCCTTCAGTCTGGTCTCAAGATCCTCGGTGCGGGTCCACCGGCTGATCTGGTAGCCGTGGCGGCTGAGGATGTCGCACACCCGTTCGAACGCCTTGGACTGTGCCTGTATACGTCGTGCCTCGGTGGGTTCCTGCAACTGTTCGAGCTGTTGGAGCCGCAACGCCATCTTCGTCCCGAGCGCACGGCCTATGCCTTTCATCGCCTCTCGCTGTGCGACATACTCGGCGGCGGTCTCGTAATGCCCGTACCGGTCCGGCCGTTCGCTGGCGGCGAGCTTTTTCAGCAGCCGGTGTTCGACCTGCCGGGTGTCACCATGACTTGGGTTGGGTTTGCGCCGGTATCTCAACGTGCGTTTGGACGGGTCGTAGTACATGAGGCCAACCGGCTCGGGCACCTCGCTGCGGTCGATCATGCGGGCGGGGCAGACGAGGGTGAGATCGTCCACGTAATCCTTGTAGCGCAGGTATTTCGCGTCGCGGAGGAAATCGCCGCGACTCACCTTGACCTCGAATCCGCTGATCCATGTGTCCCCGCGCCAGTTGACCTCCAACGCCACGCCGTCCAGACGCAGCACCGTGTCATTCGGCTCAGTGACCGAAATCTCCGAACAATACCCGTCACCGTCACGCCGGTAACGGGAGGCGAGTGCGCAATTGATGTCCATGGCAGTCACGTCACCGTTCATCGTCTGCCTCCCATTTCCTTCTCGTGTGCCATGATTTCCACGTCATTGGCGAGCATTCGCAGTATGCCGGCGAGCGTGCCATACGATTCGGCGGTCGGATACACCGACTTGCTGATGTACACATCCCATTTGTCGGAGTCCTGATGGTTGTCCGCCTTGAGGATGATGAGTGGGGTGTCGTCGATGAAATGCCCATCTTTCATCCCTCGAATCTTGAGCATCAGGCGCACTGAATCCGCCTGTTCACTCGTGTTGCCCAAAATATCCAGAGTGCTCATCGTCTGCCTCCCAGACTCTCGCGAATCAGCTTGTATTTCCGGTCGCCGTTGCACATCGCATTCCAACGACGGATGGAAGCGGCGAGTATCCACTCCTTCGTGAGCGTCCACGGCATTTTGGGTCTTTCCCGCATTCCGATAAGACACGTGTACTTGCATTCCCCACATTTGAAAATCAGCGCGGACAGAAGCTGATACGCCTCCCATTTCACCTTGACCTTGCCCCCGCACTTGGGACACGGGATAATCCTGTGGAACCTCACCAGACTCACCTCCCTCAAGAGGCGCGTTCAAATCCACCTGTTCGATACGCGCACGCTCCTGTAAGATGTTCGCGTATGTCCCCATCGCGTACAATTGGCTTTCAAGGAGCTGGAAGGAACACGCGGGCGTGAAGTCCAACGTGCCCTCCGCGTAGCCCTCAAGCATGTGCGCCAGCTTGCCGATACGCTCCTGCAATTCTCGATGTTCGCGGATCATCCGCTGCTTGTAATCACTCATTCTTCTGTTGCCTCCTTCGGCTTGGTGCCATAGCTGATGTCGATGATGCGAGTCACGTAGAACTCTCGTCCGCAGTCCTCGCACTCCTCCTCGAAGTATTCGTCATTGCCGCCGCATTCATACGAATCTTCGTATCGGTGCCCGCAGTAAGGGCATACGATTCCGTCGGTATCATCGAACTCGGTCGGCTCACCCGAATCGATGAGACGCTTCTTCGGAACGCAATCACGGCAATACGTCTTACCGTCAATGGTTTCGCTCCAACGTTTGGTCATGAGGTAGCCGCACATATCGCAGTGGATAAGATTGTTCATTCTTCCGTTGCCTCCATCGGGTAATTGATGTCCTCAAGCGAGTACGCGGGATAGGTCCGCTTCACGCGTCCGAACGGTTTCTGCGTCTCCGGGCCTCTGAACGGTGGCTCATATTCCCACCATTCGCTGCCGTCGTATTCTTCGCGGCGCAGGAACCCGCCATCAGTGAACGCCACGACCAGATCGGCGGCTATCTCCTGACTGCCGTATCCGTCGTCGTAATCGATGTCGAGCACCTTTTCGGCCTGACTCCACGGAATTCCCAGCTTCTCGTCGCGGGAGCCTACGAATCGAACGTCATCGGTCGAATGCTTGCTTCGTGAGATTGCACTCTTGGTTTCATCTAAAAGATTCATTCTTCCGTTGCCTTTCCTTGCATTGCCTCGATGACCTTCCGCACGATTTCCTGGCCGGGATATGCGCCGGTTGCCTTCGTGAGGAAATCGAACACCTGTTGTGACGGCTGGGATATCACATAGGGCATGATTGCCAGACAAGCCGCCCTGATTCCCGTCATTGGCGACGAAGATATCGCCCACCTGCACGTCTTCGATATTGTCGATACGCTCATACTCTAGGGAATCCAACAGTTCGACGGAGGAGATTTCCCTGTGAGGTCGGAAATTTAACGTGTTGGACGAGATCGAGATGGGACTGTTCATGCCTTCGGTGGATATGGGTATATCGCCGAAACGGCTGAGCTGGCCAGTAATCGTGACACCGTTTTTGAACACGGCCTTGACGGGTAGTCCGGCCATCTCCTCGCAGGTCTTGCCTTCCCAGAAGGGTTTCTCACTCATTGTCATTCTCTCCTTTTCGTTGTTTTCGATTGCGTCCAGCAGATCGCGTTCGGCGAGCATGAGATGCGCCTGGGCGCGGGTCATTGATTTCAATGTCTGCGGGCCGTTGGCGGCCATCCAGCCGAGAGCATCCACTTTCTTCTCGAGCAGATGGGTCTGCGTCGCGAGTTCGCGCAATCGTCCAACAAGCAGTGCGGTCATCGGCTCTCCTTTCCCTATGCCGGCGAGCGCCGGCGTTGTTTCTTTTTTGGTTGTTGGTGTTTTATTGGTTTTCGTTGTGTGTGGGGCAGTAGAGGTGGCCTCGTTGGATGCCTTTGTTGCCTTCTTGCCAGCCGTGTTGGAGTGCGGTTTGGATGGCGGTGTTGGTGTCGTGGATGTTGAGCCATTCGTTGTCCATGTCGCCGGTGTAGTCGCCGTCTGCTGTGATGTCTCCGGTGTCCTGGTTTTCCCGGAATTCGAGGCTGTTGTTGCATCCGATGGCGTCGCAGCGGATTTCCCAGACGTGTTCTTCGATGGTTTTGGTGATGATTCGTGTGGTGGAGTCTGTGTAGGTTTTGACGCTCATTGGTGTTCCTTTGCTCGTTTCCTCTGCTCGTAGCGGCGTTTCATTTCGCGGAATTCGTTGGGATGCTCCTGCTGCCATCGATGCTGGTAGGCGTTGACCCGTTTGCGGTATGCGGGATCGTGTTTGCGTCTCCATTTGAGGTGGCAGTTGATGCATAGACCGTCCATGCGGATATGCCGGCGAGCGCCGCTGATGTCGCAGATGATGCAATGTTTGTCGTCGGTTTCGTCTGCGGGTTGGAGGTGGTGGGGTTCGAGGTTCAACCGGCATCGGTGGATGTACTCGTCTAGGTCGTTCATGGTTTCGTCTTCCTCTCGCCTTGCTTCGTCTTTCTTCGTCTCAGGTTCTCCTTGCATTGACTGCAGAGGATCGGGGTGCCGGCGTGCGGCCTGCATTCCTTGCCGCAGTTGGTGCAGTGCAATGGGTGTTTGGCGGGTGTGGAGGATGGTCGTATCGACCCGGTTTCGGCTATCGATGTGAGCGCCCAATCCAATTGGTCGAGGTCATGGGTCTTGCATGCGTGGCATACCGCGCCCGCCTTCATGGTCGACAATCCCGTGCCGGCGAGTGATTCCCACAACGCCCAGACGGCCGTGTACAGGTCCTCGCCGCCCTTGAGCCTCGCGTAGAGCGGGCTGGCCAGTATCATCCGGGCCGCTTCCATGTGCGACCTGGCGTCCGCCTTCATGCGTTGGCGTTGCTTCTCGTTCGTCTGTTCGAACGTCATGCTTCCCCTCCCTTAGCCGGCGAGCGCCGGCTTGTTTCCGTGTCGGTTTGCTTGCGTGTGTTATCTGGGGTTGCCGTCCCTGTCGCAGAGCGTGTATCCGCCCTGGTTGTCGAGGAGCAGCCAGCCTTGGTGCGCGTCCCATACGGGGACGGTTTCGGGATGGTCTTCGCCCATGCTGACTATCCACCCGTATTCCATCGCCGTTTTGGGATGGTTGTGCACCCATCCGTGGCAGCCTGTGGTGCCGGAGCCGCATAAATGGATGAGGTTGGCTGGCGAATGCAGTCCGGGGAACGGGTGGGAGCGCATGTGCCGGTGGTGGAGGCTGTGGCCGCTCCAGATGTGGTCCAATTCGTTGCCGCATCGCAGGCACCGGTAGTGGTCTCGTCTGGCGGTCAGCCTGTGTGTTTCCCTTGTGGGGTTGGTGCGGCTCATTTGACGAGGTCCAGCCATTCGATGTATTCGCTGATGTCCGTGTCCAGGCAGTCCGTCACACGATGCGGTTTCGTCTGCGTGTAATGCTCGTACGGGTCTGCTCCCAACGCGGTTTGGGTCAACCGGATGGCGGTCATGTCCAACGCGCGGTAGGAGAGCAGCTTGTGGAAGCGTCCCCACTGGTCCTCGGCGAACAGGTAATGCTCCAGGAACGGCAGGTCGAAGCCCATCATGTTCGTGCCCGCCGGATGCAGCACATGCGTTTCCGCCATCGACTGGGTGAAATCGATGACGGCGAGCGCCACACGCGCCGGGGAGCATAGTTCGGGGCTTGCGTCGATGACCTCGTTGATGAGCCCGTTCTCCTCATGCATCCGATGCGCGTAGGCGAAACTCCTGTCCGTGGGCAGAACGCCGGGTTTGATTATCGACTCGTAACGCGCGTACTCGGTTTTCGCGTCCATGCTCGTGCACCTCAAGCCGATTTCCAGCATCAGGTCGTGGCGCGGATCCGTGCCGGTGGTCTCGATGTCCACCCACAAGAGGGCTTCGGTTTTCCTGGTCATGCGATTTCCTCCAAATCGTCCTTCATGAGTCCCAAGGCGGCGAGCGCCTCGGTTTCGGTTTTTCCTTGGTTGAGCAGTTCCGCCGCTTGCAATGCCAGCGGGTCGTTGTCCGGCGCGTCACGGTTCAGCAGGTTGAGCACGTGCGTGCACCCGTAGCTGTGCCGGTGGGGTTTCCGGGGTGGCGGCGTGGGATGGGCGAAGCCGCCTGCGAGCGCCGGTTCGGCTCGATTGGTGTTGCCGAGTCCGAGTTCGCGGCCGCGTCTCAGCCAGTTGCGGAACGCCGCCGCCGGGTCTGCCGGCAGGTGGCCTCCGGCTATCGCATGGTCGCGGAATTTGGCGAGTTCGGCATCCAGGTCGAGTCCGATTTCGTCGGCGAGCTGCCGGTGGGACTGGTCGGGGGTGAGGTTGGCGAGCGCTTGGAGTCGTGTGGTGTCGGGTTTTTCGGTTTTGCCGGCGCGCGTACTCTCTCTTGACGGTTCTATTGACGGTTCCTGTGACGGTTTGGGTGAAGTGGGTTTCACCCCTGAAACGAAGTGGGTTTCACCCGTGGGGTGAAGCGGGTTGCACCCGTGTGGTGAAGTGGGTTGCACCCGTGGGGTGAAGCCTGTTTCACCGGTGCGGCCGGTTTCAGGGGTGAAGTGGGTTTCACCCCTCTCAACCGTTGCGTTCACTGGGGTTTCGCTCTTTTTGGCCGTTGGGAACAGCTTGTAGACGGTTGGTCTGCGTCCCTTCGCGTATTTGGCCACGAGTTTCTGGTCGCCCTTGCGGATCAGACGCATCTGTTCGAGCTTCCTCAACAGCAGTTGGATGCTGCGTTCGCTTTTCTCCGTCTCCTCCGCCATGGTCTTCACGCTCGGCCATGCCATGCCCTCGTCGTTCGCGTAATCCGCGAGCACGATCAGCAGCAGTTTCGCCGTGCTGTCCCCATGGAGCCTGGTCTTCTTCGCGCGGGCCACGAGTTCGATGCTCACGGTTCCGCTCTCTTTATCTCCACGCCGGTCACATGGGCCGACTCGTCCAACAGACGCAGCATGTCCATGAGCATCATCGGCGTGACGCCCGCACCGACCTCGGCGCGCGAATCAACCACCAGACGCTCCACGCTCGCCGGCGCGTCATCGCCGTTGCGTACCCTGATCGTCACTTTCGTGTTCACTGCTCCAGCCCCTTCATCTCCGCGTCCGACACCGCGTATCCGGCCGACTCGAGGATCCCGTAGTAGGCGTTCAACATCTTGGGGTCGTGCTGGTACGCCTGACGGTCCCACGTGTCCGTGTCTATCGCGCCCTCCCTGCGGGCCAGCAGGAGGAGCAGGAGCTCCACGCTCCGGCGGGAGGGCACCGACTGGCGGCGGCGCAGTTCCGCCGCGTTTTCGGCGACGTTGAGCGTGTACACGCCATGCTCCGGGTCCTTGTCCACTACCGGCAACGGTTTCGCGAACGAGGAGTATGCCTTGACCACGCGAGTCCAGCCGTTCGAGTCCAGGCTCGTGCCGTCCATGTAATCGCCGGCACCCATCAGCTCCAACAGGGTCAGACGTTCCGTCATGTCGCGCAATACGTCCGCCTTCAATACGGGAACGGTTGTTCGGATCCATTCGCGGCGCAGTTCGGCCGACGCCTGGGCGAGCTCCCTGATCCCATGCCGGCGTTCTCGCTCCATCCGGCGTTTCGCCTCGGCCTGCTCGTCGGGTTTCGTCACTGTCTTCCTGGCCGGCGTGTAGGCGACCACGCTTCCCGCGTCCTCTAAGATGCTGATGACCACTCCGGGATGCGATCCCTCTGCCATCCAGTCCTTCCACTGCTTGGAGAACGGGCCCGGATAATCCTGGCCGAAACGCTTCTGATACTCGTAGCCGGTCGGGTTCGCCCATGCGTCCTCCGTTTTGAGGTTGTCGGGCAGCATGGGCAGATCATTGGATTCGGCCCACAGGAGCGCGGCCTCCACCCATTTGCGGCGGTCGCGCTCACGGCGCAGCTGGTTGAGCTGCCATTCGAAATCATTACAGCCGGCCTTGCTTGCGAGCCGCGCCTGCGCCTTTTCGTCGCCGTCGAACTCCGCGATGTCCTCCAACTCCCTCAACGACAGTTGTGCGAACGAGGGCGACGCCTCACGCACCGATCGGGGGATGGAGGCGATCTTCAGCCGGCCGCGCACCAGTCTCATGCTGCGCCCGGTGCGTACGGCCATCTCATTGACCCTCACGCCCAAGTCCAAAAGCCCCTGATAGCCGTCAGCCTCCTCCAACGGGGTCAGGTCCACACGCTGCGTGTTCTCCACAAGCATCAGCTCGCGTTCCTCGCGCGGCGTAAGCTCCTCGATACGGCACGGCACCATGTCCCGGCCGGCGAGCCTAGCGGCCGCGAGCCTGCGATGCCCGATGACCACGCGATACTGCGGCACGCCGTCCCTGTCGCCGGCCGGGGTGACCAGCAGCTCCTGTTTGATGCCCTGCGCCCTGATGCTGTCCGCCAGCTCCTCCACATCGCCCACGTCCCTGCGCGGGTTATGCGGGTTCGGCATCAATTGCGATACCGGAATGTCCACGATGGTGATGGCCATGATATTCCTCCTTTGCCTAGAATTCGGGGTCCGCGTCGAAACCGTCGGACGGTGGCGTCGGTTGCGGCGCAGCCCACGGGTCCGGTTCCTGCGACTGCTGTTGCTGGTTGAATGGGTCGGTGGCGGGTGGTTGCGGCGCGGCCTGCTGCCAGCCCGACTGTTGCGGATTGCCGTAAGTGGATCCACCCGAATACGACTGGCCCTGCTGGACGCCGTTGGACTTGGATTGCCTGACCACGGCCGCGACCGCATACCGCAGGCTCGGACCTATCTCGTCGACCTGCAATTCCACGATCGTGCGGTTCGACCCGTCCTGCGCCTGATAGGAACGTTGCTGCAGACGGCCCATCACGATCACGCGTGTGCCCTTCTTCAGGGACTGCGCGCAATGGTTGGCCAGATCACGCCACGCGCTGCAGCGCAGGAACAACGCCTGCCCGTCCTCGTACTGGTTGGTCTGGCGGTTCCAGATTCTCGGTGTGGACGCGATGGTGAACCCGCAGACGACGACGCCGCTGGCGATGGTGCGCAGCTCGGGGTCGGCGGTCAGGTTGCCGACGATCGTGATGACTGTCTCGCCCGCCATGTTCATACCTCCTTCGAATCGTTCGACGGCTTGCGTTTCCACAGGCACACCGCCGATATCGCGCGCCGGCCACGGTCGACCACCACGTCGCCGAACCGGGGCGGCAATATGGTCAGCGGCCATGCGTCCGCGCGATTCAGATGCTGGATGACCTCGAGCAGGCTGTCCAATAGTTCGCCGGCGCCCATGCGCATGCCCGCGGCGTCGAGCGGCCATTCGAACAGGCTTTCGCCTTCCTCCCGATAGTCGTAATCATCCGGCTGGCTCGTCATCGATGCTCCTTCGCTCACGCGGCGACCGTCTGCTGCTGGAGACCGTTGCGCTCTCCCCATGCGATCACCTCCCTGACCGGGTAGACGACGCGGCGCGTATCGCGTTGGCGGTGCTCGCGTCTGCAGCCGAGTTTCACGAACCTCGGCCCCTCGCCCCGGTATCTCCACACGCCGAGCGTGCCCACGGTGGGAGAGCCCCCGAAATAGGCGCTCACCTTGTCGGCCTTCCAATAGGCGACGCCGTCCTGGATGACGTCGGGCGGAATCATGGCGCTCATGGTGTATCCTTTCCTTGTAGCTGTTTTGCTTCTCCCACGTTGCCGCGTGGGCTTTTTCTTTCCCGCAGGGGGAGTGGACCGTGCCGAATCGAACGGCTTCCCGCCGTTTGCCGCGCGTACATGACACCGCGCGATCTCCGGCGGGGGCGAACCTGCCGGCCCCGCGCGCCGCACCAGCTGGGGAAGGGTGCGGCGCGATGGTGTTAGCGACTGTCCTTGTCGATTGCCGGGGAAGGAAGAACCCCGGCAAGCCTTTATTCGACTCCCGCCTCGCTTGCCACGAGGCACAGGAGCCGCAGGGGGACTCCCAGGAACGCGACCAGCGAGCAGACGCCGTTGGCGAGGGGAGTGGCACAAGCCAAGTGCGTCATCAGCCAGACAAGGCAGACCACGAACGCGACGGCGCAGATTGCCAGCCCGCGCATGAACCGTTTCGACGGGCCGCCGTCGGCCTTGCGATAGCCGCTCGCGTGGTGGCCGTATTCCTTGGTGTTCATGGTTCGCCTCACTTGGGTTGGATGAGGGTGTTGGACCCCTCGGGCGTGACGATCAGCTGGTCGGCATTCTGCAATGCGTCGATGTAGTGCTGTCTGAGCACGTTGTCGGTCAGCGAATCGTTCAAAACCTTGTTCGCGTCGGCCTCGCCCTGCGCCTTGATGCGTTTCGTCTCGGCCTTGGTCTTCTCGACCTCCTGCTCGTTCAACGCCTTCTGCTTGTCGATCTCGGCGGCCTGCGCCTCCGCGTACTTCGAGGTGATGGACTGCGGGTAGCGAACCTCCTGCACCGACACCTGCTCGACGCGCAGACCCATGCCCTTCCATTTCGCGGTCAACGCCTTCTGGATGGCGGCGGTGTACTTGCTGCGGTCGGTCAACAATTGGATGGTGTCGAATCGGCCGGAGACCTCGCGAGGCACGCTGCGCACGTCGACAGCGGCCACGCTTTTGACGAACGTGGTCTGCTTGCCGTAGTCCTTGTACAGATTCATCGCGTACTTCGGGTCGAGCGAATAGTTGACCTGGATGTCGATGTCCGCCTGCGCGCCGTTCTTGTCGTTGACGGTAACCTGCGGGCCCCGCGCGGAGCCGCCGTCGTAGTCCTCCTTGCCCTTGGCCACGTAGCTGATGACGTTGTTGCGGGTGTCGTATTTGACGGTGGACTGCCACGGGAGCTTGCCATGGAAGCCCGCGTCGGCGGAATAGCCGGCGATGGAGCCGCCCATGTTCTTCAGCACGACGACCTCGCCCGCATCCTGCGAATACAGACATGCGGGAATCATCAGCAGACCCGCCACGACGATGGGGACAAAGCCGAGGGTCGCGCCGTCGCCGCCGTTGGCAAGGGCGACGGCGATCATGCCGACTCCGATGAGCAGGAGGATGATTGCGATGATGAACCAGACCATGATGTTTCCTTTCTCTAGTTTTCAAGGGTTGGTTCACCTCCCCTAAGCTGGACATTGCCTAACTACCAGTGATGAGAGGAGGTGAAAACTAAATGACCAATCGTTTGCATTTGGGATATGAGGACAAGATTTGGCTTCTTGCCGATTCCGTGGACGTCAAGGATCTGCTTGAGAATCTTTCGGAAGCCGCCAAAACCGGTGCCGTGGTGGAGACCTCGGTGCGGCGTTCTTCGAACTCCACGACCGATACGAGCCTCGTGATCAATCCGGCCGTTATTCCGTACTGGTTCGTCGACGAGGCGCGTCCGCAGCGGGTGGGGAGCCTTTACTGACGTAGTCGCTCCTCGATCCGTTCCATAAGGCTTTCGTCGTGCGCCATCACATACCCCGTGAGGTGCGCGGCGATCGCCCCGCCAACCAACAGCAACGTCACGCCGTACCCGATGAACCGAACGGCCAGCCTGTACATGTCGCGGACTTCCAT